TCCGTAGATAAGACAATTTATTCACGTACAAGCAATGGCTGGTTAGATTTAGGATATGAACATCCTAATGTGGCTAATGGTGCAATAGATGCGACAGCAACAGGTGCAACCGTTATAGCAACCTTTAAAACCAATACAGAAGGTCACGTAATTGATATTACTACAAGACAAATGACCTTAGCTGATTTAGGATTTACTGGTGATGCAGATGCTACTAACTATACACACCCTACATATACTTCTTCAGATTACGTAAAGACAGGAGCTGTAAAGGTTATTAGTGGTATAGTTATAGAAAACGGACATATAAAAAGTATAACTGAAACAGATTTAACTGGTGATGAAATTGGTAATATAGTCATTAATGATGGTTCAACTATTTCAACTAAACGTACTTGGTCAGCTTCAAAATTAGCGACTAAATTTAATGAATTAGACAATACAATTGCAGGGGCATTGGTGTATAAAGGTGGTTATAATGCTTCTTCAAATGCACCTAACCTAACAGCCCCAAGTGCAGGTACAATAGGGCAAGGGTACACATACACAGCAACATCTACAGGTACTTTCTTGGGTGAAAACTTAGAACCTGGTGATATGCTTATCGCTGAGACAGATAACCCTTCAGTAGTAGGTGACTGGACAATTGTAAATAAAAACGTAGATGAAATTCTATATGCTACCACAACAGAAGCAGGTAAAATAGAAATAGCTACACAAAGTGAAGTAAATTCAGGTTCAGACGATACAAGAGCAATAACACCTAAAACTTTACATACAACATTAACTAACCAAGATTCAGATAATTCTTATAAGGCTCATATAGGGAATGGAAGTGCTACCTCTTTTGACTTAGCTCACGGCATAGGTAGTAAAGATGTATTTATCCAAGTTTATGATGACTTAGGAACAAGTGATACTTATGGTGAAGAAATTGGAGTTTTTAAACAAAGGTTATCCAATTCTAAAGTTAGAATTCAAGTGAATGAAGCTTTGGATAGTAATGAATTAAGAGTAATTATTAAAAAAGCATAGATAATGTTTAAATGGTTAACAGATTTATTAGTAAAAGGTACTGTATTTGCCCGTAAGTTTAAGAAAGAAGGTGGTACTTCTTCTGAATTTCTTAAGGGTGATGGTAGTGTAGATAATAATGTTTATCTAACACAGTTTACAGAGCAAGACCCAACAGTACCTTCTTACGTAAAGGAAATTTCACAAACTAATATTAGTGATTGGAATGAAGCAGAACCAAACATACCATTTAATCAAAACAATATAGTAA